CGCCAGCTGCAAACCGGATACGGCCCAATGATTCGCGAACTGCTTGCAGAAGCAGAGAATGAACGCATGCATCTAATGTTCTTCATAGAAATTGCAAAACCTAATATATTTGAAAGATTTCTAATTTTATTAGCACAATTTATATTTTGGAATTTTTATTTTGTAATGTTTGTACTTTTCCCTCGAACAGCACACAAAATGATTGCATTTTTTGAAGAAGAAGCAGTACTTAGCTATACGACATATTTAACTATGATAGAAAATAGACAAGTTAGGAATGTAGATGCACCTCAACTAGCTATCGATTATTATGGACTTGATAAAGATGCTAAACTTTTTGATATGGTGAAAGCAGTTAGAGATGACGAAGCCAGGCATGCAGCTGCTAATCACCAGTTTGCAGATAAATACTAGTATGAAGATTTCGGATATTATTACAGAAACTACTACCAGCGGCGCCATCGCTACTTCCACGGCAACAGCTAGTAAAATGTTGCGTAGACCTAACCCAAGTGTGTTTCCTAAAAGGAAAAAGAAAACAAACGAAAGTGATAGACAGCTTGTAAGAGATTTTTTTCCTAAGTTAGATCAATCAAAAGATACATACAAAGGAATCATATTACAAGATATACTTGCACATGTTCATCAAACCTTCCCGGACGGCAGAAAAGGCCAATGGCGCCGATTGAAGTCTAAATTGCAGACCATGAACACAACTGGTGGCGAAAATATAATGCACCCTTTCTATCTACAAATGCTTGATACAGCAGTCGATTCTTTAAAAAATTACCGAAATCCAAAGATTAAATAGAACTACTTACTATACCGGTAAATAACAAACATGTTTATTGCTGATATCGATAACCCATTCCGAGCATTCCTTTCCTCCTGTGGAAAATCTGAAATTATAGATCTCCAAAATGTCCCAGCAACTAGCAAAGACTGTGCGTTAGGTATGTGCGAGTTTATGTCGGATAACTGGATACACTATAATAAAATATCTAAGTTGTCCAAAAGGCCGGTATTGTTTATTATTAGTCTAGATGGTATCGGCTCGGATAATATTTATAAACTGTGGGAGGAAAATAGATTACTTGATGCAGCAAAACAGATAATACCCGAATACATACTAGATTGCAATAATCCAATCGTATTGTTTGACAATAGTGCAGAAGGCCACTGTGATAATTCTATATTTAATTTTATATCACAGGTAACAACAACCTTTGGATTAGACCCAAGTAAAACATTTTATTGTAATTCTGCTGAAAACATTGTTGATATACATAACAACAGTGTATATAAAAATGATTTTAGAGTGTTTTTTCTTAACAACTACAAAGAAGACACAATGGCAGACTTGTTTCAGAAAGTACAAGATGCTGATCCATATGGTGTAGAGAAAACTCTGTTGTTTAGTTGCCTTAATAATGCTCCTAGACCGCACAGAGCACTTCTTTTAGGAGGATTAATTCAGCGAGGTCTGCATGTAGATGGTATGATTAGTTCACCTACAGTCCCTTTTAATAAACTGTTTGCAGAATCTGTGCTATACTTAGGCAAACAACATTTAGAAAATCGTATAACACAAACGGAGTTGTTGCAAGGCATATCTTATTTGGAAGCATTAGAAGATCATTATCCGTTAGTGCTTGATCGGCGATCACAAGAAGAAGTGCATATGAAGTCGATCTCACAAGATAAAGATTTTATAAAACAACTTAAATCCTGCGAGATCGACATAATAACAGAAACCTTCGTAGACTATACTGTGTACGTTACAGAAAAAATTTATAAACCTATCATAATGAAACAACCGTTTATGATTTTAGGTTCATGTAGAACATTTGAATTTTTAAGAAAAAACGGGTATAAAACGTTTGACCATTTATATAATGATCCAAATATGTTTGACAAGCAAAACAATGTGATGGACAAAATTAACATGATATTAGCAGAGTTAGAAACTTTACAGATGAAAAAAGATTCTCCTGTATTATGGCAAGATATACAGAGTAAAAACATTGAAATCACTGAGCATAATTTCAACAATTTTATTAGTAAACGAGAGCACATTGATTCTATGCTAATTAAGGATGTTTCATCATGGTTAGAAATATACCCCGGGTTCACAGACGTGTTTAGTTGCTACAATAGATAAATAGTACATATGAAAATACATGATATAATTGGTGAAACAATAACAGCTGGCGCTGTAGCAACGTCAATTCCGTCCATTGCTAACGATGTACAGAGAGTAGTGCAACGACCTAAGAAGCCTAAAAAGATCGGCCCTAAGAAAAAGCCTGGACCAAAAGTACAATCATCTATTAAGTAGTGGTGTAGATATGAAAGTAGTACCAGGTAAACACGGACAAACTGTAATGTCCAGCAAAGGGTTCCAGATATATGACAAGATACGGAACGAAGGCGGTATATATTTGTGTGACCTTTCACCGAGCGACAATAATCAAGCAAATCACTTATATATGAGTGGTGTATTAATAAGGGTAAATGATAATGGCAAAGTCAAATACAAAGTATTCTCGTAATATTGATAAGAAAAAGTTATCTAAGCAACTTGAGTTAATATCGAATAACGTTGCTCGAAAGGCTATGTTCTTTTCAGCAAAGAACATGTATGACATGTATGATATTGTTGATGCTAAAACTCAAAAGCCTATTATTAAGAACATAATTATCCATGAGCTTGCACAAACTTGTGCAAACAGCTTAAACAGAACAGATAAAAACCGTGTAATTAATAAAATTGCACACATACAAAAACATTTGCATAAACATAGATCAGAATTAGAAAAGCATTATAACGATATATTTTTCTATAAAAATACTATGTCTACAACATCTGATGAAATGCGCTATTTTATTGTAGAAACTAGGCTCGATCTCTCTACGCATCGTCTGGGACATCTTGTTAAAAAATTAAAGCACATTTTTTCTTGATAAAAAATTAATCTTTTTGATAAATAGTTGTAATATAATCTACTTCGGGACTAGATATGAAATTAACTACATTCAACAAACCTGCCGCACAACGTGTCAGCGATTTAAACAAATACCTAAAAGAAAATTTTGGTATCTCTGTAAAAGGCTTTCATCCAAAAGCCAAGCTAGAAAAAGTGCGAGAGCAGGCACAAAATAAAATAATTAGCATTAAAAACACTAATAAGCGTTTCCAATTGGATCCAGAGTATGCAAAGTACTTGGGAGTCAAAGACGTTATTGATGTAATGCTAGGTGAGGGCATGTATGCAGAAAGCCCAGCATACGAAAGCATGTGCAATGAAGTCAAGCAAACTGTTCAAGAGCTTATGGACGGAGGCTACACTGATGAAGAAGCATGTTCCGAATGTATGAATAGATTTAGAAAAGATTCTAGATATGCATACGACGATCAAGTTATTATGCCACTAGTGCTTAAAGCTACTAAGGATTATATGGAATCTTGCAGCATGTCTGAAGATAGTGTAATGGATGAAGCATTAGCAGAGTTTGTCAGTCCCGAAACTGATTTAACAGAATATCTGTTGAGCGAACTTGCTAAAGAATGTGGTGTAGAGTTAAACAGCATGGAAAGCTATAACGCTATAGAAGAAAAAGTTAATACATTTGCAGAAGTAACTGGCAAGAGCAGAGATGCTGTAGTTGGTTTCTTAAATGGATTAGACGAAGAAGCATTAGTTAACGGCATCCAGATGTTTGGCAAAAAGATTGCAGAAAGAAACTTGCTGGACAGCATTCAATATATGCATAAGCTAAAGAATGATGGTAAGAGCGTTGAAGAAATTGCACAAGAACTTGACATGTCGGTAGATGCTGTTAAAGATGCTATGAGCAAAACAGAATCTGTTGAAGAAAGCGAAAACATGTTCGACGACATTATAGGCAGTATGTTGAGTGAAGAAGTTGAAGTTGAGCAAGCAGAAGTTGTAATGGCACTACGAGCGTTAGCCGATGACGTACAAGATCACATCGAGCGTATTGGCAGAATGATGAACGAAGATATTCCTGCAATCGCAGATCAAATGTCAGCTGAATTTGGTGCAGAGCAAGCAGCACAAATGAAGTCTAGTATGGAAGCATCACTTGGTGCATTACTTGATGCTAACAAAATGGGCAAGGAAGGAATTGATGCTACGGTAGGTTCACTAACAGGCGTAGGCAGTATGGCAGGCGCTGGAATGGATCAGCAAGCTGGATTAGCTGAACCTGAGTTAGATGCACCAGTTGACAATGTTCCTGCAGCTGCAGGTCCAGAAGAAGAGCCAATGGGTAGAGCACCAGTTGACGTAGACGCTGTAGAAGAGATTTAAAATGCGAATCGCGGAAGTATTTTTACTAGAGTCATTTTTTGACGAACTAGAAGTTGCAATCCGCGACAGGCTTGCAAAGTATGCTGGAGAAGATGTCAGTGATATACCTACGCAAGAATTCAAAAACGATTTAGCAGATGATGGGTTTTTATTAAGTGTAGAAGAACTTATTGCAGCTATGAACAAATTGGATGTTGTTAGCGGTATTACAGCAGATTCCATTACTCCCAAAGGTAAAATTGATAACGATATGCTCGACGGCGAAGAGCCTGAAGAGCCTGAAGTTGATGTTCCTGGCTTAGCCGGGGACCAAGCACTCAGTTCCGTAAAAGACCAATTACCACAATAATCCTTACTAAATAAAATTATGAACATAAGCGACACAATGGAAAACATTGTTGCTCGTGCAACTGTATACGAACGACATACTCCCCACACCGAGTTCTTTACAGACACAAGTGGAAAAATAGAGTACGTTCTAAATACACACTGGCACAGAGAACGAGAATTAAGTGAGTTTTCGGACGGCTTTAATTTAGCAGTTGGTTGTAGTCATACATTCGGAATAGGCGTTAGTAATCCATGGCCAACATATTTTGAAAACACCTATAATGCCGGAGTACCAGGCGCAACTGTTTTTGATATGATAGATATTGCCTTTGCAATATATAAAGAAAAACAATACAGCAGATTAATGTTTTTTGCCCCACACGGTGAACGACTGGTAATTTTCAAGGACGGCAAGTCACACGCACTTATGCCATATAGCGAACATTTTAACGATTATAAAAACATTGACACAGCAACAAAAATGTATTATAATAGTAGGTCAATTAGCCATTTATCGGACTTTTGTAAAAACAATAGCATCGAACTGCAAATTCTTAATTACAGCAGTATCGGATTTTTAAAAGAGCACAAAGACTTAATAGTAGACAAAGGCGCAGATGGCGTCCATTACGGCGAAAACACACACAAAAATTTTGCAGGATTATTTAATGTTAAACGAAAAGATACAGTATAAAAAGTTAGAAAGAGTTACTACAGCAGAAGGTAGACGATATATCGGTGACGATAACATACCAGTACCAAGTGTAACTACTATACTGGATAAGACATCAGATAAAACTGCTCTTATTGCCTGGCGCAAACGTGTAGGTGATGTCGAAGCTAATAGAGTTAGTAAAGAATCTGCTGGACTCGGCACTAAAGTGCATAATGCATTAGAGAAACATATCTTAGGAGAGGATGTTTCTTTTGGTAATAACCACGTCAGTGTGATGGCAAAACAAATGACTGATCTAGTTATTAACGAAGGATTTAAAAACGTCGACGAAGTTTGGGGCACAGAGATTGGATTGATAGCTCCTCAATTGTACGCAGGAACAACTGATTGTGTTGGACTCCATAACGGTGATGAAGCAATCATAGATTTCAAAACATCTAAAAAGATTAAAAAAGAAGAATGGATCGAAGACTATTTTATACAGTGTTGTGCTTATGCTCTTGCACACAATGAAATGTACGGAACAAACATTAAAAAAGGTGTCATTCTCATGGTGAGTAGGGACTTCAAATTTAAAGAATTTGTAATTGAAGGAGCAAGGTTTGACATGTATTGTCAGTTATGGGCTAACAGAATTGAGGAGTATTACAGAAAATGTTAGAAGAGTACGAAGTAGTAATGGATTATTACCCTTCCGGTATGATCACCGACGATGTTTTAAAAGTAGAAAATTTATCGATTGACCTAGATGATCTGCAAGAAAATGAATTTCTTGTAAGGAATGCATATATTAGTACCGATCCTTATATGCGCCCTAGGATGCTGTCGAAAAGATACACACCTGCTAATTTTCCAAATATAGAACCTAAAAAACCTGTTAAAGGCGTGTTTGCTTCAGGCCAGGTAATAGCATCCAACAACCCGGATTACGCTGTAGGAGACTATGTAGTACATATGTCGGGATGGAAAACAGTAAGTTGCATCACCGAAGAAAATTTGTCAGTCCCAGGAGCAGTTTACGGAATTGAGCTCAGGGACGGCGAAACTACTGACGACATGTACACACGGGCAATGGTCAGAGAAGGGCTAGTAGGCAGAACAGCATTCCATGCAATAGCGACTCAATTAGCTGTACAACCAGGCGACACTGTACTAGTCAGCGGCGCTACAGGCGGCGTAGGCCACATTGCTGTACAGATTGCAAAGTTGTTAGGGGCAACAGTATACGGTATTACTTCCACAGAGGAAAAAGCAGAGTGGCTTAGAACAGTAGGTGTAACACCAATTGTTGTAGAAAGGAATTCTAGTTTAGATAAAATGCGGGAAGAAGTTTCTAACGTTATTAATCACATATCGATAGATAAGTACCTTGAAAATGTCGGAAATGACTACTTTGTGTCTGCAATAGGACACATGTCTATGGATAGTATTATGTGCTATTGTGGTTGTATGAAGCACTACAATGCAACGCTTCCGCAACCAGGTCCAAATATTCAAGCACTGATTTATAAAGACATTGTTATTAATGGTGCGCTAAAAGTCTTAGATAGTGTTGATAAAATGTACGAGTTTTACAATGAGTACGGAGATCAAATAGTACAACTGGAAACTATATATGAGGGGTTAGATAAGATACCTAGGCAGTTTGTGGAACATTTCACAGACACAGAAGGAGCCAGATCTGGCAAATCTCTATGTAAACTCTAAACACAATACTGTGCAAAGTGATAAATACATATAGAACAATATCATCTTTGGAGTTTACACAGTGGCGCAAGACGACGGAAATTTAAAAGTTATAATCAGTAGAATCCAGCAACGGCGAGGCCTAAAACAGGACCTTCCTCAGCCGTTACGTCCTGGAGAAATTGGTTTTGCAGTAGATAGTCAGCAAGTATATATAGGCGCAGACACAGAAAATACACGAGCTAGTGTAAATAACAAAACTGTATATTTAGAAAATACACTCGGTGCATCTGCTAGAGCTCTTAGCATAGCAAATACACAAATAATCAAATTCACTGTACCGCATATCAGATGGCCAAGGGGATCTAATTCTTTTGACGGTGTCAGCAAAACTAAATCCTGGTATGCAAACACAGATATTACTGCTAATGCAGGCGTTATAGACGGCACAGGTAATGCCGTTTCTAGAGCTGTATTCGATGATGTTGTCTCGAGTAATAGTTTTATTACTAGTGCACAAACAGGTAGACCTTTTAACGCAGAAGATATCACTGTCGTAGTTGACGGTATCAAACAAGAAGGTGACAAAACAAGTTCTAGTGTGGTCGTTAATGCAGCATTTGACTATAACTTTATTTCAGGTTCCACTGGAACAGATGACCATGTTCTAAATTTAAAAGCATCACCGGTGAACTCATCAGATGTAGCAGTTACGTATTATAGTAATACCCACGTACATAATATTTTAAGTAATGCTGTAATTGCTTCAGGCGCCCAGCTTACAGGATTTTATGCCAATGCGAGTATACCAAAATACAGAGAGATTGATAACGACTTAGTATTAATAAATGCAGAAACTGGCACCGGTTACATTGGGCTAGAAGCCAAGCATATCGATATTGTTGCAGAAGGAACAGGTGTACTTGATACATCTAGTTTGACAACTGGTAATATTATATTGTCAAAAGATCCTATTGATCCTGCGCTGTTTGATGCAGATGGTGTATATTCTGGTGTAGGTAATGTTACGGCAGTAGCCACACAAGATTTTACTGATCCTAGTAACACGGATATAAACTTTGTATCTTTTTCAACAATCAGTCAAAACTTAATACTAACACAATCAGAAAGTTCTGATACTGGCAGTAACGGGTATGTTTACTTAGAAGGCGAGAACGGCGGCATAGTCGCTGGCGGAGCAGGCGGATTTGCAGAAAGAAATTACTTGCACCGTAGACTATTACCGGTGTTAGCAAACTCTTCAGGTACATCGTTTACTACTAGTATTCCTGGAAATGCATTTACGACTGTTAGAGCTGTCAGTAATGCAAACGTTTCAGAAACAGCAAACTTAGTTACATTTGTTGGAGCAAATTTATCAGGTATTGAAGAAGGTGATAAACTGTTTGTTATTGATGCTGATGCAAATAATCAAACACTTCACAACGAAGTATTTACTGTAGATAGGCTAGTAGGCGGTAATATTATTTGTCTTCCAGCTGACGGCACCACACTAAGCGGGCTAGGCCAACAAATATTTTCTACAGCAGAAACAAATTCCACAATTTCGTTTGTTAACTATGGAACTTCTAACGGAGAGGTTGTGCAATTGGTTTCAAACAGTCATTCGTTGCCCGTAGCAAATATTGCTATAGTTTCAGATCAGGCTATTGGAAGCCACACAGCAGGCTCACAAATTACTCCACAACCGTTCAACGAAAGCACAAATGCATTTTATATTCCTACATCTTCTGATGTCACTAGTGAGATTACGGGCAATTGGTATCCTGTTCTTAGCAACATATCTGCAGATGATCGGCTCACTGTAAGTGAAGCATACCATTTAAATATTGCATCAAGTACACTTAACGGAGTGTTATCTACTATTAACGGTAAGAACATTTGGCTAAAGGCAAGTTTGAAACCGGATGTTAACGATGAGATTTATTTACAAAGCGACGACAGACGTCAGTACTTACTTTTCGATGATCCTACTGACGGATTTTCTTCTTGGCAAGAAATTGGCATCACACCTAGACGATATACTAGATCTGACGATACTGTTAAATCTAAATTAGAAAACTGGCTGTATCGATTCACCCAGGACGAAAAGGTTAATGTTATTTCCGACATTTTCTGTAATGATTTATACACTAGCGATAATACTGTTATAAACGGATTTAATTCTTGGTTTGTAGATTTAGATCCTACTACTGCTGAAATTAAGTTCGATTCAAATGATGAAGCAGGCAACTTTGCCACAATAGTTAACAAGTTATATTTTAGAAGTAATGATCCTGATAAAAGAGGACTAATTAATCTTAAAACAAATATTGAACTGTTGACAACATCAGCACTAGAATCCGGACAAGCAGAAACAGTTTATTCACAGCCTCTACAATTATCTATTGGTTCAAACACAAATGTGCAATTAACTGACCTAGGCACAGATACAAACTCGTATGACACAATGTTTATCGATTATAGTGTTGTGGGAGAAGCGGCTGACTCAAGCAATTCGTCTATAAGACGTTATTATAATAGAGCTGGCACAATAGTATACCACGGAAATCCAAGTGCATTACAAGATGCTAACGGTGAACCATCAGGCGCAGTAATTTTACAAGATATTAGTTCCGAAGCTACAGATGATTATTTCACCGGCAATCTAACGTTTAGTGCTGCCATAAATTCAGATATTGTTTCGATAACTGCAAACAACAGTTTATCTCCCACTACTAGCAACGTAATTATGAAATATGTTGTCCGTAAGTGGAAATCACAATAACTAGACATTATGTAATGTTTGAAAAACACACAGACTTAGAAATAAGGCTACAACAATGGCGAGCCGTCCGCAATGATTCAACCAGCGAACAAGCCGTTCTTGAATCATTCGCCAACATAAAAGTACTAGCAAGGTATTTAGACTACTATACACCTGAAAGTTGGTATAATCCGTTCGACATCGTAGAAAACGGTTTCTTTTGCACTACTGGAATTTCTGTACTACTATATCACACGTTAGAAAGCCTAGGTTATATAGATACTGAACTGGTGGAGTGGAAAGTGATAAGTAATCATATCACAGGATACGACGGCGCCGTATTTGTGTATGATGACCATATGTATAATTTAAGCCCAGGAAAAAAAGTTCACATATCTAAAGTGGGTGATATGTGCATCGAACTTCGGCGGTTAGGACATATAAAATTGCTAAATATTTAAGTTGACTTCGAGAGCAAAACCCGTTATACTCTACAGGTAAATTTACAAACAAACAAACAGGAAACAATGTATGCAAGTGTTAAAAAGAGACGGTACAGTTGAGGATATAGATATAGACAAACTTCACCGTGTTGTTTCTTATGCATGTGATAGTTTACCCGGAGTAAGTATTAGTCAAGTAGAAATCAACAGTCGACTCCAATTCTATGACAAAATTAAGTCTGAGACTATTCAAGAGACATTAATCAAAAGCGCAGCAGACTTAATTAGCGAAGAAACCCCACATTACCAGTACGTAGCTGGAAGATTAATTAATTACCATCTAAGAAAGCAAGTTTACGGATCTTTTACTCCTCCCTGCTTATGTGATATTGTTGAAGAAAATATCGAAAAAGGCTTTTACGATGAAAAGTTTTTAGAGTATTATACCAAAGAAGAGATAGATCAACTACAGTCGTTCATAGACCACAGCCGAGACAGCAACTTAACATATGCGGCTATGGAACAATTCCGTGGGAAGTACTTGGTACAAAACAGGGCAACCGGTGAAATATTTGAAACACCACAAGTTGCATACATAATGATCTCAGCAACACTTTTTCATAAGTATCCTACTGAAACAAGAATGCGATACGTAAAAGATTATTATGATGCTATTAGTAATTTCAAAATTAGTTTGCCTACTCCTGTTATGGCTGGAGTTAGGACACCACAGAGACAGTTCAGCAGTTGTGTATTAATTGAAACAGACGATAGTCTGGATAGCATTAATGCTACTAGTAGTGCAGTTGTCAAGTATGTCAGTCAAAAAGCAGGCATCGGCATCGGCGCCGGAAATATTCGTGCTATTGGTAGTCCTATAAGGAGTGGTGACGCAACACATACAGGTGTTATACCTTTCTATAAGTTGTTTCAGGCTGCTGTAAAGAGTTGCAGTCAAGGTGGTGTAAGGGGCGGAGCAGCAACGCTATACTATCCTATTTGGCATTTAGAAATAGAAGACATGTTGGTGTTAAAGAACAACAAAGGTACCGAAGATAATAGAGTGCGCCATATGGACTATGGTGTACAATTCAACAAGTTAATGTATGAAAGACTATTAACTGGCGGCGACATTACATTGTTCTCCCCACAAGACGTCCCAGGTTTATATCATGCATTTTATGCAGACCAAGACAAGTTTAAAGAACTGTATGAAACAGCAGAACGTAATACACGACTGCGTAAGAAGACGATCAAAGCAGTAGATCTTTTTAGTCAATTTGTGCAAGAACGCAAAGATACTGGACGAGTATACTTAATGAACGTAGATCACGCAAACGATCACGGTTCATTTATAGCAGACGTTGCCCCTATTAGACAAAGCAACTTGTGTTGCGAAATTGATTTACCTACTAAACCTCTAGAACATATTATGGACGAGGATGGCGAGATAGCATTATGCACACTTACTGCAATCAATTGGGGTGCGATTAAAAAGCCGGAAGACTTTGCTAAACCATGTGATTTGGCTGTACGAGGATTGGATGCACTGTTAGATTATCAAAGCTATCCTGTTCTGGCTGCATATCATGCAACAATGAAAAGAAGGCCGTTAGGCGTAGGCATAATTAATTTTGCATATTGGCTAGCTAAAAACGACTCTACGTATCAAGATCCAAACTTGGAGTTAATACATGAGTGGACGGAAGCATGGAGTTATTACCTAATTAAATCCAGTGCAGATTTAGCACAAGAGAAAGGGGAATGTTTGTCTGCAAATGAAACAAAATATAATGCAGGCATATTACCAATCGACACTTACAAATCGGATGTTGACGAATTAGTAAAGCCTGTTTACAAAAAGGATTGGGATTCTTTGCGTGAACAGTTGAAGCAAACTGGTATCCGTAATAGTACGTTGATGGCATTAATGCCTGCAGAAACATCTGCGCAGATAAGTAATAGCACGAACGGTATCGAGCCTCCCCGTAGTTTCGTTAGCGTTAAACAGAGTAAGCACGGCGTACTAAAACAAGTAGTACCGGGCTATCCTAGGCTCAAGAATAAATATGATCTGCTATGGGATCAGAAGAGTCCAGAAGGATATCTAAAGATCATGGCAGTGTTGCAAAAGTTTATAGATCAGGGTATTAGTGTGAATACTAGTTATAACCCAGAACATTTTGAAGATGAAAAAGTTCCTATGAGTATGTTGCTACAGCATCTTGTGATGTTTTACAAGTATGGCGGCAAGCAGTTGTATTACAACAATACATTTGATGGCCAAGGCGAAATTGATATTAATAAAGATGATAAACCAGATCTTGCACAGGGTGAGACTGATGATGAAGATTGTGAGAGTTGCAAAATATGACAGTGTTAGACATGAAAAACAAGACGGCGCACACAGAGGCAAGGATGTTTCTAGACCCGAACGGCGGCATGGGCATGCAACGATTCGATACACTTAAATATCGACAATTTGATAAGTTAACTGATAAACAACTGGGCTTCTTTTGGAGACCAGAGGAAGTTGACATTATTAAAGATAGCAAAGACTTTAAGGATTTAACAGATTTTGAGCAACACATTTTTACAAGCAATTTGAAGAGACAAATACTTTTGGACAGCGTTCAGGGTAGATCACCAAACTTAGCATTCTTACCGATTGTGAGTATTCCAGAATTAGAAACTTGGATTGAAACTTGGGCATTTAGCGAAACGATTCACAGTAGAAGTTATACTCATATTATACGTAATATCTATAGCAACCCAAGTAAAGTATTTGATGAGATGCACCATACAAAAGAGATTATTGACTGTGCAGATAGTATTACAAAGTACTACGACGAACTTATTAAATTTAATAATAATCCTAAACGGTATGGATCGTACGATCACAAGAAGGCTTTGTATCTTGCTATAATGGCTGTTAATATTTTAGAAGGTGTCCGGTTTTATGTATCATTTGCATGCTCTTGGGCATTTGCAGAATTGAAGAAGATGGAAGGCAATGCTAAAATTATCAAGTTAATTGCAAGAGATGAAAATATCCATTTAGCAAGTACCCAGCATATGTTAAAATTATTAAAAACAGATGATCCGGACTTCGAGAATATTGCAAAAGAAACAGAAGAAGAATGTACTCAGATGTTCGTCGATGCAGTGGAACAAGAAAAAGCATGGGCAGATTATTTGTTTAAAGATGGTAGTATTATTGGATTAAACGGCGAATTGCTAAAGCAGTATGTTGAGCATATAGCAGGTAAACGAATGTCATCTTTGAATTTGGAAAAAGTGTATAGTGTTCCAACAAATCCGCTACCCTGGACACAAAAGTGGATTAGCGGTGGAGAAGTACAAGTCGCACCACAAGAAACAGAAATCTCAAGTTATGTAATTGGCGGCACAAAACAGGATGTAGACGAGAATACATTTAGTGGGTTATCTTTATAGATAAATAAAACAAAAGGATACATTATGCCAGCATTAACAAGAGTAACAGCTAACACAGCAGGAGCAACAATCACAGGCCCCGGGTCAGCAACAGTATTCTGTGAAGGACAGAAAGTGTCACTTATTCAGGATAAAGTAGCCCCTCATGGCAATCCTCCCCACGCATCTGCGGTTATTGTTGGAGCAAGTGGAAGTGTATTTGCCACAGGCAAGCCTGTTGTTCGTGCAGGAGACCCAGCTACATGTGGACATAATGCAGACGGCGCAAGCACCACGTTTGCTGGATAAGTAATATCAGCCAAGTATAAATATGCTGTATGATAGTAATACAGTTAGCAACAACATTCAACGATAATAATTACAAAATTGTAAAAGAGTTAAGAAATAATACTTATGTGTTAGATCATAATTTGAGCGATTACGATTTAATGTTGGATATTACCACAAATAACAACATAGTAAGTATTAATTCCGACGATTTAAACATCGTTTCCAGCTACAAACCTCAACATACTAGTTGCGTATGCATCACAGCCAAACGTTCATTACACGATGTTTTAGAGGCCATTGACGATGCACTATGCATACCACCTACAGTGATATGCTTCCCATGGCAAACTCCTAGAAACTATCTCATCGACAATAGAGTTCAGGAATTAATTGAATACGGGCACACAGTTGTTTGCGCCGGCGGCCAAGACAAGTTACCTGTATTAGATTTAAGCCCAGCTGGTGCAGATAACACCTTAAAAGTGGGTAGTTCGGATAAATCCGGTAATACTAATTGGATCGATTGTTATGACTACATAGTAGACAATCAACCCGATTCTAATATTGCTTCGGTATACATAGCAGATAAACTTGCACAAAACGAGAATATTAATATTGACCACAGACTAGATTTTTACAGCGATTCTTTTATTCGTAGTGCAAGTTGGGCAAAGAGAGTAGTCACTGATGATACAAAAAACAGGAAACTATACGAGTTTTTTCCTGTTTCCAATTTGCGATATGTAGCTGGGGAACAATTACTGCCTGTAAAGAAGGGAGATGCTGTGTCATACTTATACGGTAATTGTCTGTTATCGGAGTTTATAAATCCTGATGTCATAGATTGTTCGATAGATTTACCTAGAGGCATTAATTTTGATATTAATACAGGGTGGCTATTCGGCACGTTTAAATATAGACAAGCCATGTTTCACAGGTTTCAATTTGATATTAATGGGGAGCAATATTTTGAAATGCACATGATATCATGTGATATAGACAGTAAACCTTCATACGAAGAATGCAAAGAAAAATATTATAATCGTGAGTATGATTCTCCACCGTTTAGTATCAGAGAGTATTGGATGCCTATGAGCAAGCCTATAAAACTCTTAGAGCCCGGTGACCCATGGGTAAGAACATACAATTTAAATGATTTGCATTTGTATAGGAAGTCATTGTGAGGGGTATATCTTTTACTGAATTTAGTGGTGGTCAGAATGTAGACATGATGATGAATGCACCTGATGCCAAACCTGGTACTCCTATGCAGGAAGCAGTAAACACTGCAAGAAAAATTAGGAAAAAGTTTACGAAACCATTATATGTGATACAAGATTATAGTGTTCAGCACATGTACGCACAGATAGCCATGCAAGGATTTATAATGGCTGGAATAGATTTTGTTGCGGCTATACCTGTATTAAGTAATGATCTTTCCAAACGAGAAAATGACTGCACAATACAATACTGCAAAAAAAGAAATATACCATATGAACTATTTCATATTGATGTACCTCACCTTTTTGAAAATGAAATAGAATACTATGCAGAACATTTTCCTACAACACAGCCCCAGATGACAATCATGGGGAAGTTTTTTGATATGTTGCCAGACTGCTGTATAGTATATCCAGGCTTCATGATGCATGTAAGTAACAGTGAGTGGACACGATCTAAAAATAATGGCTTCATGCCTTTTGTGCCACACGAAACACAGGAACATGCAGCCTCTTTCTTCGGTAAAGAATATACAAATTTTCAAGAGCATGATGTCAATATGTATACCAGTTGGCTATTTACAGAAAGTTATGGAGCGGTGCTAAAGTCTCCTACTCAGTCTTTTGTAGATAATGCCCCGCACAGATATTACCAATCGGAAATACGAACTATACGTCAAGCTGGTTTTGACATAGAACCTACGACAGAAAAACTAATCGGCATAGAACTTTTAAAAACTTTTTTCGGACATGATAAATACGATAAAGAACTTAGACAACGTATTGCCCAATTCGGCTACTTAACAATGAAATTCGCCAGTTTACAATACACTGTAAAAGTTGATACAGCATTGAAACAAATGTTGGAAGAACACCACGGAGCCGATTTTGAATTTATTAACAAACTTTTTTAACGATAAAGCAAACACCAATTTTTGGTGTTACACTGTTCCAGTACATCTTATTGGAATTGCATCCTTAGTAACATTGCTATACACGCAATCCTACAGTTGGCTGTGGTCAACAGTAGCGTTTTATTTCTTATTTGGTTGTGTAGGCATGGCTATAGGGTTGCACAGATATTGGAGCCATGCCTCATTCGATATGCCCAAATGGAAAGAATATATTGTTACTACATTATCTATTTTTAACGGATATGGTAGTATTTTTCCTTGGGTTATGATTCACGAAGTAGGCCACCATAAACATAGTGATAAACCAGAGGACCCCCATTCCCCTATAAAAGGCTTTTGGCACAGTTTTCTAATATGGCATAAACACCAATACGAATTTGATAGTGCTATTGATCGCCGCACACTAGTGAAATATATTAAGCGTAATTTTGTAAATAATAAGTATTATACAATATTAAATGACTATCACATTGCGATTAATCTAGGCACTCTTGTGTTGATATCGTTGTTTAGTGTAGAGTTAGCATTCTATGGATTTGCAATTGGCGTATGGTTTACACTGCTAAACACAAGTTTGGTAACAGCACTTAGCCATATGCCGTGGTTCGGTTATAGGAACCACGAAACTAAAGATAACAGTGTGAACAACAGAGTTGGGTCTATCTTAACTTGGGGTGAAATGTTACATAATAATCACCATAGACAATGGAAAGCAGTTAGTAACAGTCAGCATTGGTCTGAAATAGATATTAGTGGCTGGGTGATTAAAGGAGTTTTGCAGTAATGCTATTCTATATGATCTTCTTGCCAGCTTGTCTCGCCAGCTTAATATGGTCAGTAGTTTATGGCACATCCCATCTTTTTGTATCTACTTTTGTTTTCACAGTATTATACAGCGGTTATGGAATAAGCGTAGGATTTCATAGATTGCATAGTCATAAAAGTTTTACCACATACGAGTTTATAAGAAAAGCATTATTGTACTTAGGTTGTCAAGGAGCCCAAGGATCACCGGTTACTTGGACATTATTACACAATAGAAGTCACCATGCACATACAGATAGTGATAAGGATGTGCACACGCCTACTAAAGGTAAATGGTATGCGTTTATTGGGTGGATATTTCAAAAAGACAATCATGCTTTCGCAACAAAAGAAATATATAAAATTCGACGAACACTAGATCAATATTCCCTTTGGTGCCATAAGAATTATGCGTTATTAGTAATAACAAATTTGCTTGTTATTGCTTTGTTAAGTTGGTGGCAATATGATGGAATGTTAATCCTTTCTAGTCTTAATGCTAGTATATTGTCTGTGTTCATTAGTGGATTTGTTAACGTATTTGGGCATACACCTATCAGTAAACTTACGTACTACACCACAGAAACTAAAAACAACAGCACAAATAATCCTTGGTTTGTTTTCCTTACTTGGGGAGAAAGTTTACATAATAATCATCATGCAGTTCCAAGAAGGCTATCTTTTAGCACTCGTTGGTACGAACTCGATGTAGGAAGATGGATGATATGGCCGATACAGAAACATTAAGAACATTTTTCGATGGACAAATTGGGTGTATAGAATATACTCCTGCGTGGCAAAAAGAATTAGAAGAGTTTTGTTCTGTCGCTAAATCACTAGGATACGTTAGTAACGAATCACTTGATGCTATGAAGGTAGACAAAGTTAAGTACCATTGTATGGTACATATGCATACAAACAAAATTTATGCAGTAGGCGGTGTAGAACACATGCCCGAATACAAACAAGGATATTATCGTGTTTGGACTCGCCTCGCTCGAATACCTAACGCAGATATACCAATGAATTACAGAGCAAGGTTCGACAGGACCATTATGCCAGAATTCGACGGGCTACTTTATTTTAATTGTGACTGGGCATCTAAACAGAAAGACTTTGTTGCAACGTTTGGCACAACTCTAGCAAACAAATCGTACTCAGGAAGTTATGTAAAAAGTACAACACAAATAACAGATTACATAAAACGAAACTGGTGGATGAGAAAAGGTATAGCAGAGCCAGAAGGTATATTCGAATTCTATAAAGTACCCCAAGTATCATGGAAAATACATCACAGTAAGTTTAAAGAGATATCAGATGAAAAAATACATAAAGCGAATTCTGTTCAGCGTTAAAAGCCAACGAAACATATTTTGGGACAACACTGAAATAGATATTGGCTGTGAAGTTATTATACCTAACAAATTTACAGGCGACACGCCTTTATGTGTGATCAGCCACGGCAGTGGTGGATTAGGCAGTGACACAGAACTGTTTGTGGACAGTTTAACTGATGCGGGCATTGCATGCCTGTGTGTAGACAGTTTTACAGGCAGAAATATTAGTTCTTTGAGTTGGGATAGTCAGAGTAGTTATATCAGTCCTAAAGTACGGGCATTTGAAACTATGAAAGCGGTTGACTATATAAAGAGTAATATAGACAGTCTCTTTCAAGTAATTAATATTAATAGAATTTCCTTTGTTGGTTTCAGTTGGGGAGCCGACACACTTGCACAAATACTAGGTCATCATATGGATAATTTATCCGACGATGCTTTTTTTGCTCTCTGTTATGGAAATTTATGGCCGTTTGAATCTGCGTTTTATAATGCTAAAAACTATAATGTTAAATTATATCACGGCTCAGATGATAACTGGACTAGCAGTGAGAAATCTAAAATATTTGCCAACGAGACAAACAGCCAGTGCGTAGAGTTTTTCAATGTAACGCACGGATTTTGCAAACAAGGGTATGAGAATGATCTTGCTAAAGATGTTATAATTAATCATCATGCCGACTTCCCAATTCCTACAGAAATGACAGAAGTGTATAATTGGGTACAACAAGGCAAGGTTTGGAAAGATACTGACTGGAAAAAAGTTGATGCAGTTATGACGTTTGATCCTATGGCAACTCAACAGGTAATAGCAGACTTGATAGATTCGATAAAATGAGACACTTAGTATTTGGTGGATGCAGTTTTACTCATAGCGGTGATAGCTGGGCTTATTGCGCACGACCTTTAGCATATGAACCAATATACGATTCTGACGGAAGCCTTGATCATTTTGGTCTGAATGCATGCGGCTTAGGCGATCCAGCACAGTGCCCCAACCCAAGGACTACACAAGACCCTTTACGAATGCAACGTAAGTGGCACACCCAGTATCACGGAGTTGATGACCCGGAATACGATTCTCTAGCGTTCATACAAAAATGTAAAATGTTAAATGTTGATCAATATAGGATATGTTTTGCTGGGGAAGGTTCAGCAAGTAATAGTTTATCCGCCAGAGCGGTAATTAATTACTTGGAAAACCATTCAGATGTTGATACAGTTGTATATCAGATAACCGGTTTTGCTAGAAGAGAAGTGTTAACCTTAAATCAACGTGACTTAGACATAACAATTAGAGAAAGATCGGAATATGACATATACCGTCTGGGCGAGATTACATACATTAAGCAATCTGGAGATATTAATGTACAGATGGTAGAAAGAGAGGAAAGTAAGGATAAGCTAAGAATCTATAGTGCGTACTACGCAGACTACTGTGCAGACATTAACGAATACTATATCCGAGCATTAGATCAATTACAAATACTATCACAATACTGTAAATTAAACAACATTAAGTTGGGGTATTTTCATGGGTGGGATAACTTACCAACTGATTGGTTAAATTATTGCCAAGCAAAATACGACAGATATGTGAAGCCGTATTTGATAACAAATGAAAATATTATAGATTATTACACAAAAAAATATCCCGATAAAACTCCGTACGATTTCGATGAAATGGCTAATGAAGTAAGTATAGGATCTCACCCACATGCATTTGCACACAGAGAATTTTGGAATGACCTTGTGTATCCTTTTGTCAAGTAGTATATTAAGATAAATATATGCATGGCCAATCTAATATCTGTCAAAGGACCTCATACTACTGACCCAGATCGTGCAGTTAAGATACAATGGAGTATGGGTAATGTGTGTAATTTTAGTTGTGATTATTGTCCAACTGAATTGCACAATGGTTCTAGATCTTGGATGTCTACACAACAATATTTAGACATTGTAGACAAAATATCAACGCATTACAAACGTAATCAAAGTCGCTTCATGCACTGGGAATTAATTGGTGGCGAAGTTACAACTATACCTGGATTTGAAAAGATTATTGAAAAAATACATTCTTATAATTCAAGTTGTACAATATACACTAATGGTAGCAGAACTGTAGACTGGTGGGAAGAAGCTAGAGAATATTTATCGGGTGTTGTGATAACATATCACCCGCTCACTATGGACGAAGATCATTTATTTGCTGTCGTTAAAACACTAATAGGTCATTGTACTATAGATTTAAATATTGCCGGAGTAGGTGGACAAGTACAAGAGTTAGGCACAGTTGCAGATAGATTGCGTGAGTTATTTATAGACAACGAACAGCAAAGTATTTATGATGTTAATATTACTGTAAAAACACTGTACAACAAATACTTAGGCGACAACGATAATAACCAAGATCCTTATTACGCCTACACTGATGATGAAATGGCTATTTTACAGCGACCGGGATTACTACCTAGACCTCCGGAACCGGTACAACAAGATCAACAGGATCATGACGACAGTCAAGACCACCCTAGATTTTGGAGTACAGAATTTTTGTATGACGACGGATCTACTCATTACGTACAGAGCCACCAGATTATTAATGAAGGCTTAAACAAGTTTAAAGGCATGAAATGTGAATTAGGCTATGATAGCATTAACATAGATATGAATGGTGAGGTTATTAGTAGTTGGTGCGGTGCAAAGAGCTTTGGTAATATTACACAGATCGAAAACTGGGACTTGCCAATAAGTGAAACTGTGTGCCCGTTTGAATTTTGTAATAATTTAAGCGACATATCTATCAGTAAAACTCGCTAGTTATCTACCCATAGATAAATATTTACTATGATTCCTTACTATTTTGATATACCACAACTACAGCTTCCTGCAGAATTCAGCAGTATGCCATACAAACAACACCCGATGGACTTCCTTAGCCCATCTGGTAAAGGCATGGGAGGCAACACATTCCAGTATAGAGCTGTCCCAACAGATTGGCATGCAGCGATCAAGCAGTATTTGGATGAAAAACTTAACATTAAGATCGGGTCAATTACACTGTTGAACACAAATGCAAACGGTTCGAGTCCATGGCATAGCGAGGGTCCTAATCTATTTGGAAGGCAGTGTGCACTAAACTTTATGATTTCAGGAGACTTTGTGAATTCGTATGTGCAATGGAGTAAAATAAACGAAGATGATATTCTACTAAATGATACTAAAGGCGCTTGGTGGGAAAATGAGAATATGGAAATATTAAGTGAACATAGAATGACACAAAACCAAGCTACTGTATATAATACAATGCATTGGCATCGTGTATTTAATTTTACAGATGAGAATAGAATAGTTGTAAGTGCCGCACTAAATAACCCAATACAAGACGTCTACGAAGCGTATACGGCTGGAGAATTAATTAATGTCTAAAGAACATATGCCTTATTATTTTGAAGTTCCGGAGTTGCCGATGCCTCCTTTTGATCTAGAGCCGTTTTTAATACCAGAAGATGTTCGACAGTCAACAGCATTGGAATCAAAAAGTCCAGAAGTAGCATTAGGCAAAACACGAACTAATCTAGCAAACTGGTATCACAGTTTTATTCCGTACGAAGGTTCTAAATTTAATAAGCGTGATCCATCTGCGGTAGGCATGTACGAAGAGGCAAATTTAGATTTGTCTAAATTATTAAAAGAATGGTTGCACGACACTTTAAACGTAAAATTTACACATGTAGTTATGCTAAGAACACCCGCGGGGTTAAGTGGTCGATGGCATACAGAAGGTCCAACATACCATGATAGACGATGCGGATTAAATTTCCCTATGTCAGGTGATTTTGTTAACAGTAAAGCTCAATGGGCAACCTTTCCTAGATTCAAGGATGTTGATCCCGTAGAGTATGACAGAATGCGGCACGTTAGCCGAGACGAATTGCCTGACGCAGAAATACTTTCGGAATGGACTAACCAGACTGTTCCTGGGTTTCAGAATACTCTACATATGCATCGTGGTTATAACGAAGAGTCGGATATTGACAGAGTTATTCTAACGGCATCGGTTGAAGATGTGTGTGATATAAACGTAATGCATCGAAAGTATATGTCCGGAAAATTGTTTAAATAAGATAAATAATGGTGTAGGACTAAAATAGAATATTAATATTGTTGTAGGAGCAGTTAAGTGTCGAGTAAAACCCCGTATGAAATTAGATTAGAGCTTATTCAGGAAGCAAGATTAATTCTTCAAGCGAAATCCAGTAAGCCTGAAAATATGCCGTCAACTGAAGATATTATTTCAGAAGCAGAAAAACTTAATTCGTTCATTTCCAAAAGACCTTCCGATAGCGCCCGGTAACCAGAAAACAAAATAATCATTGACATGATTGTGTAAATAGTGTAGTATAACATACTAGAACATACATTCACACAGGAACACAATTATGTCTGACAACACGACTTCTGATAAACCTGCAGATCAGGTTCTGCATGATTTATTAGATGCCAAGATCGAAATTCCGATCCAACTACTACGAAACAAACATATCTTTATTGCTACACCTTGTTACGGTGGGCAAATTGGTGAGCCATATTTTAGAAGTATGATGAGACTTGCTATACTATGTAACAAGTACGATATTCAGTACACAATTAGTACACTGGCTAACGAAAGCCTAATTACTAGAGGCAGAAACACACTAGTTAGCTTTTTTATGGAGCACCCAGAAGCAACGCATTTGTTCTTTATTGATGCAGATATTGAATTCGATCCCAATGATCTATTGCGGATGGTAGCATACGATAAGCCAATTACAGTTGGTGCATATCCCAAAAAAGCAATTAATTGGGGCAGCATTATCGAAGCTTCTAGAAAGAACGTAGAAGAAACTCCTGAAACAATTGAAGGACACAGTTCAAATTATGTTGTGAACTTTGATTTTGTTAAGGATGACGAGGGAAATCCCATCCCACAAATTCAAATAACTGACAACCTTATTAAACTTAAAGATGCTGGTACAGGATTTATGTGTATTAAGAAGGAAGTTATAGCACAGATGTTCGAAAAGCACACTGAATTAAAATATGCAAACGACATTAATGTTGATGAAAAGTTTGAAAAGCATATGTACGCATTGTTTGATTGTATTATTGACCCTGAAAGCAGACGTTATTTATCTGAGGATTATACCTTCTGTAGGCGCTGGCAAGATATGGGTGGCGAAGTATACTTAGATCCACGCACAGCACTCAATCATGTTGGGCATTATACATTCCGCGGAAACATTCGTAAATTGATCACAGGAAAATAAAATGAAAAATAGAGTTAGTATAATTTTACCCACTCGAGGTCGTGCATCCGGTGCATTACAGAAAAGTTTAAAGAGTTTATTAGATAATGCTTCCGATCCATCAACGGTTGAAATTATGTTGGGTGTAGATGAAGACGACCAAGAAACTATTGAGTGGATCAATAAGGAAGCTGGTGACTTTGTTAAGCCATATGGATGCGGATGTAAAGCAAAAATGTTTAAGCCATTGGGCTATAGTAAATTAAATGTTTACGTGAACTTGTTATGCCATGCATCAACAGGAGAATGGTTGTTCCTTTGGAATGATGATGCACTAATGCAGACTAAAGGATGGGACGACACTGTTAGGGAAAATGACGGACAGTTTAAGTTATTGTCCCCTAAAGATAATCATGACCACCCTTTCGCAATTTTTCCAATTATTCCTGCAGACTGGTTTGTTCTATGTGACGCTTGGAGTATTAACGCACAAAACGATACATGGGTGAGTGTTATTGCTAGAATGAACGGCATCTATGAAAAAATCGATATTGAAATTTTGCATGATAGAGCAGACTTGACTGGCGGCAACGATGATAAAACATTTGCCGACAGAGTATATAAGGAAGGAAATCCAGAAGATCCAGAAGATTTCAATCATCCTAATATGACGCAAGCTCGTATGCACCATGCTAGTAAAATTGATTGGTTCTTGAAACGTATTGGCGTTGTAGAATCTCCAAGTACATTTGAAAAATATGTAGCCGGAGAAATTAATCCTTTTGCTGATCTTGGAAATTACAATCCCAAAGGCGCAGGGCAGTTTGATAGTATTAACACATCAGGCAAAGAACGCTTACCCGATGATACAAAAATTACTCTGTAATGGACACAGCAATAGATATAGCAGGTACTAATCGGTATTCTACTAACAGTAGTATATTTCCCAGAGTGCAACGTTTTAAATTCTTTGATGTAATTTTACGTAAGCCCGAGTGGAAAGATAAGAAAATATTAGACATCGGCGGCAACTGCGGCAACTTCATCCTAGATTGTGTTGATGGATCTAACGATGTTGATCCTGAAAATTATTATTGCTTAGATGTAAACAACGATGCGTTAAATTATGGTGAGAAATTATGTCCGACTGCTAATTGGAAACACCATAATGCATTTAACCATATGTATAATCCTGCAGGAGAGAAAGAACTATTATTTCCGTACGAGGATAACACGTTTGATTTTGTATTAGCATATAGTGTTTACAGTCATACTACATATGAACAATTACTTTTTGATTTTGCTGAAATGAGAAGAGTATGTAAGCCGTTCGGACAGATAGCTGTCACATTTGTAGACTTACAAGGAGCAGAGTGGTTCCTAGAGAAACGTAAGGTAGACTATCCAAATAGACGCTGTGTTACAATAGAAGAACTTCAAACCAGTGTTGTTGATTACAAGTACCTTGTGGACAGTGATCTTATTGTCGATGAATTGTATTCAGATAAACATCTAGAACATATGGTTTCGGTCTACCATCCAGGTTGGCTATCTAAACAACTTGAGGAAGCTGGGTATAAAAATGTTATGCGTTTTCCTACGACTGGACACGTACAAAAAACAATTATAGTAAAAAACGGGAGAAAATAAAATGATAGACGATACCACACAAACCGACTACCAACCTGATGTACGTTTACTGTGCGAAAGACTTGATATTGGTCATCATCACTTAGTCTTAGTAATGACAGAACTTTGTAGACTTACAAAACAATCACCTAGGGAAATGCTTGTAACACTAGAAAGCGTAGAAGATCTCACTGAGTACGTTAATAGCGTTAGGTTTGATTCTTTCGAAGAAAAACAACCTTATTTTGATGAATTCGAATCACATTTCGAATAAATAATGATATAGCCCTTATAGCTCAGCTGGTAGAGCAACTGACTTGTAATCAGTAGGTCCCGTGTTCGACTCATGGTGGGGGCACCAATTTTACAGCAAGGAGTCCGTATGTTAGCATTATTAAAGAAACAGCAATTGTTAATTGCTACAGGACTCGTGTTGTGTATACTCGCCGCAGATTCGCTTTATATGGTTGCACTAGAAATATGGTGTGCAGCTTACGGTATTTTTTATTAATTAACTGGTAATTCAATGAGCTCAGTAGCAGAACAAATACAAGAAATGATAGATGGCAATGACGTCATTTTATTCATGAAGGGGAGTCCACAACAACCACAATGCGGCTTTAGTGCCAGAGTAATAGAATGTTTAATTCAAGTGGGTAAGCCGTTTGCATACATTGATATTTTAGCAGACAGCGAAGTAAGAACTACATTACCCAGTGTTAGCAATTGGCCTACATTCCCGCAATTATTTATTAACAGTGAATTAGTTGGCGGATGTGACATTATTACAGAAATGCATGCCAATGACGAACTAGCACCTATGTTCCCATAGTATATTATGGACTATCCTCTCTGGGTCAACAACTTCGATAGAGTAAGAGATCACAAACTAAAATATCCTTTAGCAAGTAAAATATTCAACCATCCGGTCTCGTTCTGGTATGGTGAGCGAAACGGCAAAGAAATGCGTGACTTAGATCATAGTATTGTTAGATTGCTAAAAAGAACACATCCTTGCTTGCCTATATTAGTTGTTTACAATATGCCTAATAGAGATATGGGACACTATAGTAAAGGCGGAGCACATTCTAAAGATAGTTATTTTTACTTTTTAGAAAGTTTCGCTGATGGCATAAAAGACCAGTCTCCGATAGTAATATTTGAACCTGACAGTCTTCCTCATACAGTTGAAATGGACGAGGACGAAGCATCATGGCGTCTAGATATGATGAGAGAAGGTCTTGAAATTTTTACTAGCAGATGCAATGCGCTTGTGTACGTTGATATAGGACACAGTAATTGGCTAAATGCCGAAGATTCTGCAAAATTGTTAAATAGTGTATGTAACGATAAGGTTAAAGGATTTTCGGTAAATGTAAGTAATTATCGAACAACAAAAGAAAGCATGGAATGGGCATTAAAAATATGCGAGCTCAGACCAAACGATCATTTTGTTATAGACACTAGTCGCAACGGCAACGGCCCACATGGAAACGAATGGTGTAATCCTCCTGGAAGATCGTTAGGCTCTCCTCCTACTACAGATACAGGCGAAGAAAAATGTGATGCATTCCTATGGATTAAAATACCTGGTGAGAGCGATGGAAAAGCAAATGGAGGTCCTAAAGCTGGTAAGTTTTGGGGAGAGCAAGCAGAGGAGTTAGTAACAAATTATGAAAAAAATAAAAAATGAAAAACTAGCAGAATTTGATAGTAGTTTAGAGCTTTATGTATACGATCATCCGTTTAAACATATCGTGTTTACTAGTGATACTCTAAAAGAACTATGCACAAGGACTTTCAATATAGGTATGAAATCACAACCGTTTTCAAATGTAATTAACGGATCCGCGCAGGCTAACGTGGGATTTCCGAGAGGTACATTTGACGATATACCTGACGAGCTGATGTATGACTATCCAACGGACTTACTTAATCTTATATCACAAGAGTATTTTTCTAAACAATATAATTCAGCGGCAGAAGCCAAGTGGAATTGTACTCCTAATGAATCAACAGTTGTTAATCAAACTAGTATAGAGTTAGAATCGGCAGTGTTATATCCGCATACGGATGATCCAGTAGAACTAATTCGAGAAAATACAATCAATCGATTATCAACGGAAGTCGGGATAATAAAACTTGTGATGTACACCGGAGATGATTCTCGCGATTATGCTGAATATGGTACAAAATTATATACGAAAAAAGAGGCTGGCTATAACGATGACGGCGGCTACTCTGGTTTTAATTTAATAAAAGAAATAGAATATGTAAACGGATATGCGATGATGTGGGCACCTGGTGCTGATACTTGGCACGGAACAGATTTTTGCTCAAACAATGTGCATAGACGAATATTTTTTACAGGAGAATTTTATTAACAATGAAAAGTTATTGGGATTGGAATAACGAAAATTTTGATTGGCATTATGATCCTTCATGTGCATACAATGACGTCACACATGTTGGCAGATTTGTTCACGAAGATTTGAACGATGCTGTAAAATTAGCAGACGATGGTTTTGAAAGCACTGATGCATATAGCGAAGTAGAGTTCAAGGGAACAGCATATAACCCAGAAGCACAAAGCATAATGGAAGGGTATCACAACGATATTACTTCAGCTGGATTCACTCAACACAATACCGGAGGCATGCAACGCCGCAATAATTTACCAAACTTGTTTCATAAAATGGCAGAGAAGTCGGGTTTGGTAAATCCGCAAATAATGTTTTTAAAACAACCACCAGGTAAGTCTATACCCTGGCATAGGGACAGTTATAATAATTATAGACGTAATTTTGCAAAAGTCAGTGACGACACAGAAATAATTAGGTATCTTGTTCAGTTAAACGATTGGAATTGGGGACACTATGTATTAATTGGTAATACAGTATTACACCAGTATAAAATCGGGGATATACACTGCTGGAGAGAAGGTATCTATCATGCTACTGGTAATGTAGGCTATTGGCCTAGATATTGTTTAACTATTACTGGAATGGTTGGACCTGACTCGTTGCATTTATCGGACTCCACTAATATACCGTTATGATTTTTGAAAAAGTAGATGTAGACTTTGATTTTATGAAGTTACGTAAGGATGTCCTTACTACGTATAACTCTATTATCGCAGAGGCAGCCGGCACAGAGAATGAAATTTTAGCATATCGAAATCAGAGTATAACAGTTTCTGAGAAAGATTCTACTGACTGGGCAGATGGTATCGCCGGCAAAACGTTTGTTAACAATACAAGACTAGATACATCGGTTAGTTTGTCTACACAGCTCACTAGAGAACAGAACGAAATGCTTAACGAAAGGCAATACATACATCCCTTGAAGCAAATACAAGGAACATATCTAGAAGAATTTGTGCAGTCGATAAAAGGTGCGTATAGATGGCGAATTAGTATATTGCCGCCTAGGACTACTTTAAGCATACACGTAGATGGACACGACCATATGCCTTCCTTGCAAGGAGGATCTGCTATACTTACATGGAGGTTACACTTTCCTATCAAAACTTCCAACAGAGCTTTCATAGTAGGTTGGCCAGACGACTTCACATCTGTTGAGCACTCAGGTGAAGAAATTACGCTACAAATGGCTAATTTTAAGACACCTAATTCGTATCTGTTAGACACATCAAAAATTCATTGTGCAACTAATTACAGCAATGAAGTACGTATACACCTGATTGCCAGTTTGGATAAAGACGAATTTTTAGGGTAGATAAATATCTTTAACACACAAAGGATACATCAATGACTATCGAAGCATATATTCCTAAATTTGGATATATTAATACTACATTAGGCAGTTCATCTTACAACACTCCAGTTTTTGCGGACACAAAAATTTTAGAATTGTACGGAAACGCAGGAACATTACTCAATGATCCGGAGTGCGAATTCAAAGAAGAAAATTACACAGTGTTTGAATTTGATGCTGAAGCGATAGAGGAAGGCAGAGAAATGTTTCCTAACGCAGACTTCCGTGAGTGGAATCATCATAATCAAATGAATAATCCAGAAGGTAACATAGATGAACCTATGCCATGGTCTTCTCCGGATGAAAAGTTTGATATCATTTTTTCATATATGAAAACAGGTAATTTAGATCCTGAGATATTAAAAAACATTATTAGCGAATGCTATGAACATTTAAATGTTGGCGGTGCAATTGTGTTTGGTACATTTATACGTGAAGTTGCATTAAATTACTTTATTGTCCGTAGGACACACGAGTACGGAGTATTGCCTACCGGACTAGTTGAAGATACAGAAAATGCTGATGTGATTTGTCTGATTGATAATGATAATCTTCAAACAAACGTAGAACGTGTAGCCACTTCAGGCGAAGATGCCGTTGTAGAAGCTACACATTATTCTTGGTTTTGGAACGCACAGTACTTAGATGAATATTTGAGTATTAATTTACCAGACACTGCTAGAATAGTATCAAGAAGACTACCACCGATGTGGTGTATACATAATCCTGTTTTTATTGAGAAAACCGGTTAACAAACTTTATATCAGATAATAAAAAAGGAGCAATCAATGCTCCTTTTTTTATGACTTTGTATTAAACTCCTGAGGGACTTAAATCGTCGTCGACATCGTCTTGCTTGTCTAGTGCAGTTTCTTCTTGCTCAGGTGCATATAGCTCACCTTCTAGATAATGTTTTGCAGAGCTAATATATTCGCCTGCTTTGACGAGTTTAGATTGAAACCAGTGAGGGAAATCTCCGTCTGGCAATTCGCCCATCATTTTGTAAAGTTCTATGGACTGCTTTCCAATTTTGTAAAGCTCTTTGCGCATCATATCAGATTCGTCGTCAACATGTCCAACAGCAACTTTTGTTACATCTTCTTCGTTGATTATCCCTGACAAATATTTAATTCTATCAATCTCGTTCATCATACTGTCCGCTTTCTAAGTCTTCCACAAAACCTGCTAGTGTAGTATCGTGCCTGTTTGAGCTACTACCAAAATCAAATGCGCCGTACGCATCTAATCTTTCGGCTTCTCCTCGATCAAGCATTGCTACAATATTTCTTGCTTGTTCGCCTAGCTCTTCAAGATGGTCTAGAATGCTATGAAGTTCCTCAACAGCTTCTGTTGTATTTGCTTCTACAACTGGCTGCTCTTCTTGAAATAGCGGAGCAACAGTCTCCATTAATTTACGCATTTCGTTCATATTAAATGCCTGCTAATTTTCTTAACTCTTCTAATGCAGCTGCCATCGCGATATTAGTAGTTTCTTCTAATGCACTTTCGTCATCATCTTCTTCTTCTTTAACGCATTTGTTAACACGCTTGCCTTTGTTCTTGCCTGTTCCTGGTTGTGTACCAACTTTCTTATGACCGGGCCAGCAATCTTCAGGTCCTGCAACTTCATCGATCTCTTCTTCGTCTACAGCAGTTTCTTTTACAGAGCCTACTCTAAAATCTGCCAATCTCTTTGCCAATCTATCTATTATTGACTTAATCGTTCCTTCGTCCTCTTCTTCCATTTCAGGATAAATTACTTCATGCTGTGGGTCCATTAATTGTTTTATAAGATCTTCGTGGTCCAGTATAGGTTCAATTGCGGCATTGAACTCGTCATACATACTTTCACTCCAACGATAATCTGCTTCCTGTACCCATTTAGCCAACTCAGCCAATTCCTGTACTACAGCGTCCATTATCTGACGTTTGCTTTTGTCTTCAGTGCCATAGTCTGAACGGATGTCATCGAAATCTAATGTATACTGATCTTCAGCAGTTTCTTCTACAAGTCCTTTTGCTTTAGCAAAAGCGGTCATGCTGTCTAAACCTTTTGTAGTTTGGATAGCACGGATGAATCTTTCTCTAGGTGATTGCTCGTCACCAGCTCTTTGTGCAGATAACATGTTAAACATTTTAATAAGAGCTTTAGCTTCGCTTCCTGATAGTTCTATTTCATCGCCATCATCTGTTGTAACAGTAGTTAGCTTAGAAAACTTTTTAACTTTCATTGAATCAGCATCTTGACTAGCATCTTCGCTGTCAGCAATTTTACCTAACTGATTGATCATGCCTTTTTGAGCAAAGCCTGGCTTCAAGTCATCATCTTCTTCATCGGATAAACGTGCTTCTGGTTCATCATCAAAATCTACAGGAGCACTTTCTAACATTCCTGCTAAAAATTTTAGTTTTTCAATTGATTCTTTCATTTTATCACCTATTAGTTTATTCTTAAACAGTGCAAATATATTTTCGTTAAACGTACCCATATATTTTTCAAATATAGCACGTTGCTGCTGTTCGTTATCAACACTTGTGAATGCTTCTCTAAAAGCACTTGCACTAGCTACTTCTCCGTCCAATCCTTCAATGCTTGGAGCATTGTAAATATAACCTCGCTCATTCATTGACATGGGAGGATCAGTCTTTAATGTATTTATCATCTGATAGTATTTTGGCCTGGTAACTCCGCGCACAGTCATATCTAATCCTGTAGCAGGATCAACATTGTTCATAGGAAAACGGTCATTGTCTTTTTCACCCACCGCAAAAATAACCATTGTATTTTCAGAGTCAAACTTGTCTTTGAAACTGTCTACTAGGTACGGTTGGGGAGCAATTAAAATTTTGTCTTTAGGTATGCCATGCATTTCTTGCATGATTTGTACCTTCTCAGAAAATGGAAAAGGGCTTTTCGGAGGATCAACTTTGTCCGATGTAGCAACAAATACATCAGCATCAGGAAAAGTACTTTGCAGTCTGCGATATACTTCTGCGTGATGTGGTAGCATTGGTTGAAACCGACCTGGGTATATTATAGCTTTTTTCATTGTGCCTTACGTCTCCAATAACTTACTTCGCCTATTTCTACATTATCTGGCTGGTTAATAAGCCACATAATTGTTTCTGCACATTCTTCTGGCGGCTGTTTGAGCCACTCAGGTACAGAAAAATGACTTATTAAATATGTATCAACAAATCCCGGAGATATGTTTGATATTTTACATAGTCTCCCAGATTCATGTAATACGTCTATCCACTGTTTATGCAATAGTGCTTTTACAGCGGCGTAACCATTATCTCCGAAGCTACCATCGCCTGCCCGAAATCTATTTTTACTGTTAACATTAATGATAAACTTTGTCACATCATCTTTCCAGTGATTATAAAATAAATCAAATAGCTTCATTTGTGCATCTGTGGAAAAAGCATTGTTAATAAAAATGTCACAGTCTTTTGCTTCTTCAAATATTCTTTCTACAACACCAGGCTTCAGTAAATTATGCCCAGTGGCTCTACTAAATCCTAAAATTTCGTAATCATGTTTGCATAAATCTACAACTGCTTTGCCTATGCCCTGTGTATGTCCTGTTATAGCAATCTTTTTCATATAATATGTGTATTTATCTTTTAATACGCCAAAAGGATACTTCGCCTAACTCAATAAAGTCCGGCTGTTCTAGCGTCCATTTAATATATTCTGCAACCTCACTGGCTTCTAGCTTCATGCCTTCGGGTAGTTTATTTTGTTTTGAAAATTTTGTATCGACAAAACCTGGGCTAACATTAGATATTTTTACTTTCCTGCCAGGTTCGTGTAATACTGACAGCCATTCGTTGTGTAATACTTTTTTTAATTCAGTGTATCCATTAACAGCGACAATGTCGTGCGGACCGCGAGGAATTTTCAGTCTTAGTTTACTGTTTATGTTTATAATATGTTTAGTGGGATCTTCTTTCCATGCATCATATACTCTCTTAAACAGAGATAGTTGGGAATCATGATGGAATAAATTATTAACAAATACATCGCAGTTTAATGCAGTGTTGTATACTTCTTCTAATACTTCTTTGCTTCTAAAACTGTGCCCAGTGTGCACATCCATTGGTATAACATCGTAGTCATCTTTTAGTAGAGCACATAACGCTCCGCCGATGCCGTTAGTGCCACCAGTAACTAGTACCTTCTTCATGTGTGTGTCCTTTAAAGTTCTACAATCCTGACTACTAATTCGGAATGACCTCTGAGTAGTCTATGATAAGAATTTTTATTAATGTGTATTGTTGTTCCGGGAATAATATCTTTAGGGAGTTCGTTATCGAATTGTACTTTCCAGCCTGAGCCTTCTAGTACTTTGATAAATCTTGAACAATCATGCGTATGCCATGTAAGTTCTTCGTTGTCATCTTTAAGGTCAAATATACGTTCAAAAACAGATTGGGTTACATGTTTGTCTGTGTATGTTTTATTCATTCTACACTACTACCACTTCCTACATGACCAATAACGTGCCTTAGTGCGAGGCCCTGGATTATCACAGTTATGTCTTGCTCTGAAACTCTTACGAGCCTTAGGATTAGATTTTCTAATCTTCATTGCTTTACCTTTAACACTGCTTCCGCCGTGTCCAAAGTTAACTTTTTTAACATTACCTGTTTTAGGATCTTTAACATAAACTTTAAACTTCTTAACATCACCTTGCATAGGCTTGCCTAGTTTAACTTTACGTCCTTGATATTCTGCTTCTTCGAGTGATTCGCCGTCTATCCAGCCGTATGCTTCAAAAAAATCATCATCGTTGTCAATGGTTTCTTCAACCTGCTCGCCAACCTTCTTAAACTTACTGAAATTAACTGGTTCTGGTTTCCACTTTTGTTTGCCAGTGCCATCACACGCATTACACTTATGTGGATCTTCACTATGTAAGTCTAACTTGCCTCGGCCACGACATTTTTCACAGTTATCGCCTTCTGCTTCTGTAATTTCATATATTTTCATACATAATATTTATCATCTTAGTCTAATTTTTTATTCTTTTCTAGATTAATGATTCGCTGTTCTAGGTCGTCAATTTTCTTAGTAACTTTAGGATAACGTTTACGCCATGCGTTTGGGTCATCTTGTAGTAATGTCCAGCCCCAGCGTATAGCAAGATAATCTAAAAAACTATCGAACTTACCCATAAGGTATAATCCCATATGTGTATTACGGAACCATGCTAAAAATGCTGCACCTATTAAAGATCCTAGTATAGCAGTGTAAATCCATAATTGATCCGATAGTAGTCGGTCTAGTAAGTCCATTTGATTCTCCTTTATATGTGTGTACTATTTATTGAAAATAATAAATAATAACATTACCAGCGGAGATGTTCAATGAAACTTACATGGATACATGATCAAACAATAGGCAGATTGACTTGTACAATTAATGAAAACTTGCAATATGTTACAGACAACGGCGGAGAAAGTCTAACAAAAAACTATAACGGCGAAGAGATCGAGTTAGATGGGTTTGATGACTGGGAAAATGAAAAGTTCTGGCTAAGTGATAATTTTTCCGATTTATTAGGAACTTATGCACCCCAGTGGGATATTACCGAAGAGTCCTGGCAAGCAGATCATCCAGATTGGGATGGTGCTGTTCCTTTGTTTGGATTATCACCTGAAGGGGAATATCTTGATAAACTTGCACGAACAGCATCTTTTCAGGAAGGCAAGGACATGGTTGACGTTTTTATGGACACAGATAAAAGATTGCACATTGAATTAGATGTTGACGGCAATTACTGGCAACGTCTGTGGTGCGAAGAACGTGGAGAGTTTTACAATGTACAACCTTGTTGCGTTTTTCCTAATAATCCGGGAAGACAACCTATGAGTGATGAAGCTGCAAAAGAGCTTATATCGAAACAATAACTAATTAGCTTCCTTGTCGTATTTAACGTCCACTGGGCGACCATCGTTACCCATCACTTCGCCCTTACCAATATCGATTCTGGTCTTGTGGTTTCCAATACGTTGCTCTAACTGATCAATCATACGCTGATCGTTATGGTCTTTTGCTACTTCTAGATATGCTGTTAATTTTTGTAGTTGTGGACTGGCATCATATGCCTTCTGTGCTACATGGTCATTAACACTCCACAACCCAGCAATCAACGCTACTGCGGCTAAGCCTTTGCGTATGTTACCGTTACCCTCGTCGATATCGCAATCTTCTTCTTTAACTAACGTAGTGCGCTCACCATCTTTGGTCATGTTATAACCAAGCGACTTTACTAAAGCGATCATTTCTTCATCGCTTGGACTTTTGCTTTTGAAATCTTTTAGTAATACATCAAGCATCCCCATTAAGTCGGATGATCTACTAACCACTAGTGGCCCTTCAGACACTGGCTTCTTATGCTTGTCTGAACGTGCATACGATCCTTTGCCTTTTTTAGGCTTTTCAACGCTGTGTCCTCGATCACGTAGATTAAGATCTAATCTAGCTCTAGCACTTTTATCAGTTGTGGGCTCGTCCGCTTCTGCTATTGCCGTGATGCCTTTTCTTTTCAAGGACTCAACAAATTTATTTGCACGGTCACTCCCAGCAACAGTATTGATAGTTTCACCGCCAACTTTTATATTAAAATTTCCTGTACCATTCTCTAACTCTAGATACTTTTTGCCTAAATCATTTAATTTCATTTGTTTTTTAATCCTATGTTTTCTTCAACAATGTCGGCTACAAAATTACAGCCTTCGTCACCAAAATGTCGTCCCCAGTCCCACGTATATTTTTTAAACTGTTTACCTAAAATGTTTTGTATTACAACACTGTCTTTATCATCCACGCCAGCTGGCGGCTCAGTGTGAAAAAACGTAAATGTTGTTTTACTCCTAAGATAGTTTGCGATAGCATTGTATGCCGCCATCTCTTTACCCTCGTTAAATTTTGTATAATACTTTGTATGAAATTCCTTATCTAGCAATTCCTGATTATCGTGATACTGCCAATTTCGTAAATTACCTATATATCTTTCTAAATTGATATTAAAATCTGGTACAAATTTTGTATAGTTCGACGATTTTTTATGCCTGTTCTGCGGGTCATCAAATACTGCACTGTTAGTCCATGTTGTGTATCTAAATGGAATTGTAAACTGGAATACAGTTATATCTTCTGGCTGCAATCTTTTAGCAACTTTTTCATAATGATATAAACTGTACTCTATACATGTACCCGGATAAGCAAAATCTTCAAATTCTATATCTGGGTATCTCTGTGCAAGTTTCTCAACCCAACTAGTTGCATTGTAGTCGCTACCTTCACATCCGTAAGTAAAGCTACACCCGAAGGTATACACAGTCATTATACTTCCTCTAATCTTACCATTAGTCTTTCAGCACGGTTAGTTACCTGTTTGTGCCAACGGCTATCTCTGCCTTCAATTCCTGCTTTCTTCCAGTCTTGAGCTTCTAGTGCCTTGCGGAAGTTTTTAAACTTGCCTAAACGTGTTCTGCCCATGTTGAACATCATGTTAACTAGGATTTCTTGTACTTCTCCTGGCCATTCATTAAACTGTTCTCCGTATAACGCAACACATTCACTAATTGAGGTGTCAAGGTCACGTTCAAAGCATTCTGCCACTCTTGACTCAGATACGGATGTTCCGACTTCTGCTCCGTGCTCTGGATCGTTTTCTGTGACCAGGTGGCCAACTCCGAAAGTTGGGTAGCCCAGATGGTCTTTATAAATTTCATAAACAACTCCTTCGTCGATTTTTAGTTGTTCAAATATTGCTTTGCGGTCCATACTTGTTCCTTACGCTGTTAATATAGTTGTATTTATCATATGTTTTTTAAAAGCAAAAAAAAGCCTGCTGTGAAGCAGGCTTCTTTAGTGTCAATCTATTTTTTAATTATAGACCAGCTGCATCCGCGACACTACCGTAATCTTTAACAGTTAAGTTCTCTGTTACAACTACGCATGTTACCGTGGCAATACCTGACGATGCACTACCGCCTGCTACTGTACAAGTTATATTTGCAGGTGAATCGTAAATATGCTGGTAATTACTATGGAATTGGAAAGTCTGAGTCATGTCAGCTTCGTCATCAGTAAATAACCTGTCATCGTCACTATCGTCGCCTACTCTAATTGCAGTAGATGCATCAGCACTTACCCATGGGCTACCTACGTCTACAGACACACTGTAAACCATAGAATTGCTAGGGATCTCAAATAATGTTGTAGTACCATTATCAAATGCTACTTCTGTACTAACGTACTGTGTGATAGCTGAGGTGGAAGCATCAAATTGTCCTTTTGTGATGAACGCTTCTGCAACAGTTGCGTTAGCACCACGTACTTCTACTAGTGTTGTACCATCGTTTGCTGTAAACGAGAAGTATTCTCCGCTAGTATTACTGACAAGTTTGAGACCTCTTTTGCCGAATTGCACTAGGTTAGCTAAACCTTTTTGTGCAAAGTTAAAAATGTCTGCCATTTTAGTTACTCCGTATAATCGATTATATTGCTTATTTATTTAAATTTGGTATTTATGGCGTCAACAAACATATTTTTTAATAAGTTAATGCCTTTTTTGTTTGGGTGTATGTCTTCTGTGCCGAGTACAAAACCGTTAGACGCAATGTACTCATGTAAGTATTTATCCTGAAATAGTGTGTTGTAGCAGTTTTCGATCTTTGGAAACAGCACGGTTTTATTATTCCTAATATGCACATTACTAGGCATACCTATTTCATAGTCCCCGTATATAAAGCCCCACAATATTTTAGCGTTAGGGTTCTGAACAGTAACTCGATGTGCTAGAAGTATTGCTTCTTTTGTAAGGTGCTGATAACCATCTATAAAATCATTTTTGGAAACAGCATCAGTTTCCATCTTTTTCATTTTAACTTTATCTTCTAATGAAGATTTACTGGAGTGAAGTTCGTGGTATCTATGCCATTCTGTATCACCAGGATAGTTTGCTACAGTTTTGTCTAACATGTACTGCATAGATATTTTATTAGCAACACCCCATTCGTGCATATGTATCCAATCAGCATGAATAGATGATATACTATCGATTGTTAATTGCTCCGGATCGAAAATGGGATATCGGTGATCTATTGTAAAGTTGAAAATATACAAAGGTTGTTTGTAGCTATTTTTCTGGTGGTAAAAAGGCTGAGTGGCAATTTGATAGTTAGAAGCAAATCCGTGCCCTAAGTTTTCATAAGGTACATCAAAATGTTTTGCTACTAGTGCGGGCCATGTTTCTTCTATGGAAAAGCCTGATATTTCTCGCCACCCTTCGGTATAGTCGCACCCGCAGGCTATTATAGCATCAAATTGCATTCTGTATAATACTTGTCATATGATCGGCAAGTACTTTTATTCCTTTAAAGTTAGGATGGGGGTCTTGATTGCTTATTATCATCGAATTGTCATCGATAAAATGTTGTAAAGGCTTGTGACCCACATATTTATTATAGCAAGTTTCTATATTAGGCAAATTAACGGTGGTGGAATTATTAAAATCAAAACCACCACGATCAAAAATAGTGTCTTCGTCCCCCGTGCGATCGCTGTGTATGAATCCCCACAACACTGATGCATTTGGATTGACAGTCATAACGTTGTGCGCAAGTTGTATAGATCTTAATGTATGAGTTTGGAAACCGTCAAGTCCATCACTGTTATGCTTGGTCAAGAAATAATTTATGATTCTTCGATATTCATTAGAAAAAGGTATGTCCTGTGTGTCCTCTTCTAGTAGAGAAAATAATGTTCGAAAAACCTTTTCAGGCTCTGAGTTCAGCATGAGCAATCGTTCGTCAATTGTAAAATTGAATATGTATAAAGGATTCGCATATTGCATTTGTTGACTTAACATTGGTTGCAGTGCAATCTCTAAATTACATGCTCCACCTACAGCTAAGTTCTCATACGGTACATCAAAATGTTTTGCTACCTTACCAGGCCAAGTTTGATCGACACCGATTCCGAGAACATCTCGATGGCCTTCGGTATAACTGTCACCGCATGCAATGATACTATCAAAGGTTTTCACTAATGTAATCCTCAAACCACTTAGCGATGATGCCTATTCCCAGTGGATTTGGGTGGACGTCATGTGGCGCTATTATACATTCTTGTCTGAATTGAAGATGTTCGTCATATAGTATAGATTGAACTTCCTTCATATTTAAGCATTTGTTGTAACACCTCTCTAAGTATGGGTAGTTAAGTTTCTGCTCGTGTGGGTGGTCACTGAACATATTAAAATATTGATCTAATCCGTTACCAACCAAGCTGGTATTAATATGAATGAATCCCCATGCCACAGTTGAATTGGGGATTAGTTTTTCCCAATTCATACATGTCCGAATTGCCTGCATTGTTGAGAAAACAAACCAGTCAATATTTCTGTCCGGTCGATCACCATCAGACTGGTTTATAGAATATGCATCCCATGCGCATTCCGTATCAAGGTTTACAAAATTGTCGATTAGCATTTCTTTAACGGTCTTATCTATATATGATATCCGAAGTCCCTCTGTGTGTTCTGGTAAAATAGAGAAGCACGACTCAGTGAAGCCCGCTCTAAGACTAGCGTATGGCATCCTTTCCATTACAGTAAAGTTAAATAATATTAAAGGGCATTTGGCTTTATGTATAATTTCGAGCTCTGCCGCTGTGGCGGATTTCAGTGGTTGCAGTGCAATCTCTAAATTACATGACCCCCCTATAGCTAAGTTTACAAAAGGAATGCCTAAACTTTCCGCAAGCAACCCGGGCCATGTTTGTTCAACAGGTATTTTGAGTGCATCTTGGCACCCTTCGGTGAAGCTGTCACCGCAAGCAATAATAAGGTCATATTTCATACAACTATTTATTGACATTGAATGTGTTCTTTGCTATAATAAG